TTTATCTTTTTAAAGACATTTTATCTTCAATATATTTAACTACATCCAAATGACCTCTCCTACTAGCCAGTATAAGAGCCATATCACGCCGTGCATGAACGTTTGCCCCCTGTTCTACAAGATATTTAACTATGTCCAAATAACCGTTCTCACTAGCATTGATCAGAGCAGTTTCATATCTATATGGGTGAATAATTGTGCTCCTTTCTACTATGAATTTAACTACCCTCAAATGACCTCCAAAACTAGCTGAGTCTAGAGCCTTGTCTATCAAAGTACTAGTATTACCTCCCTTATCTAGCAAGTATTTAACCACATCCAAATGACCGTTGTCACTAGCCAATCTCAGAGGAGCATCACACAAAACATGAATATCCGCTCTTTGTTCCACGAGATATTTAACTATATCTAAATGGCCCTGCTGACTAGATGATCTCAGAGCAGCATCCGCAAGATTATGAATATTTGTACCTTGTTTTACAAGATATTTAACAACATCCAAATGACCACCCTGACTAGAAGATTTAAGAGCATCTTCCGATCTAAATGGGTAAAAACTCTCTCCCAATTTTTCAAAATATTTAACACCCTTTATATTTCCTTTTCCTGCCATTTCTATTAACATCCGATCCAAATCGGTTTGATCTGGTTTATCACCTTGTAACAAAGATATAAAGGGTAAATACTTATTATCGGGTAAATATTTTTCCATTTCACTGGGTTGCTTTAATAGGAACATTCCTAAAAATTTTTGAGTTTGGGTTAATTGATTGAACGATTCCATATCTCCCCGAAGATAATAAATCATTCCTTGAGTAATCGGATCCAACAATTTAACTAACTGAGTATAAACCAAATAATTATATGTCCCTTTAGCAGAACCTAGCTTATTCCATAGTTGATTTAATTTGTCCGGATACATTTCAACCGTATTTTGAAAGGTATCATCTATCAGACGTTTCCAATTCGTCCTGTAATTAGGACTAGTACAAAAATTTCTTAATCTCTGATTAGCTGAACAAACATTTACCACATCTTTAAAAGGCAAGTAAGTGATCTGATGGATAAAAACGTTGACTGGTAATTGGGATAACATTATTCTGCTTAATCGATTTGAATAAAATGAATATTTATTCATTTTATTCAAACTTAACAGATTTTGGTGGAGTTAATAATATTCTTCAAAATCCTGCTGTAGACAGAATTACTGGAAAAGCTCAAATTACATCTGTATAATAATACGATAAAGAACTTCTTTTTGATTTATTCTCGCTGCTCATTTTCGCGATCACGTCAAGAAGTCTGTGTGTGAGCAAATAATTAATAACATAATATAATAAGATTTTATGTTATTTAAATGATTACGGTTTGTTAAATTCTACTATCTTCTTATAGTTAGTAAATTAAACATATATTAAATAAAATAATTTTAATCATAAATGTCCACTTGTTTAAACCCTAAATTTACTCCTAATAAATCTAAATATATTGAAAGATATATTAACACTAAAGTTGATATTGAAGGAACAATACCATTCGGATTTATAAGTTCCACAAGTAAAGATGGAGATACTTATATTTACACTCATGGAAAAAGAAATATCGAGCAAAACCTACCATTCAAAAGAGATACCATTTACCGAATGGCGTCCCAGTCAAAATTCATGGGTTCAGTTGGATTTCTAAAATTGGTGGATAAAGGATTGGTAGATTGGAACACACCTCTAAAAAAGTATTTACCCGAATATGACTCAGCTAACATGGGGGTTATCAGGAATTACACTCCGAAAGGATATATTAAAACCATAATGAATCCACTTTATACAACAGAAGGATCCAATGTTGTCCACGTTAGAAATCACAACCATCCATTCAAAGATGGTGACTATGTTAGCTTAGAATGGTCTAATGGGTCTTTGGATCCAGCTAGAATGAAATTACCTTTAATCAATGGAATTCCGGGATTTGAAATGTACAATGTGTTTCCAGTTCGGAATGTTACCGATCACGGATATGATGTTCTTACTACTACTGAAGCAGAAAATACCGGTATTACAGGAGGTTTCGTTAAGATACGTTATGTAGAACCAGGAACTTACAGGTCGTTGTGTTTTAGTCCGGACAAAATACTAATTAACCCAGCTATCAAAACCCATTACTATAAAATGGAACCTCTAAAACGAGACTTAACAATCTTGGATGTTCTTAATCATGGTTTGGGATGGAATTATTATTCTTCCACTATGTTATACATGTCTTTCGGATACGCATCTAATCCTATAAAACGAGACATTCAGGCTGGTGTTTGGAATGAATTGGGATTACCTGTAGGTATTCCTCTTTCTTGTTATAAATGTGGAATCAGGGAATGGGTAAGATTAGCATCACGAATTCCTCTACTTTACCAGCCAGGAGAAGATTGGTCATATGGTCCGCAATTATGTATCTTAGGTGCCTTGATTGAGATGATAACTAACAAACCGGTCGAACAATATATGAGGGAGGAACTATGGGATCCTCTGGGAATGGTTGATACCGGGTTCTTTATTCACAACGAAGATCCTCAATACCAGGATAAGAAATCTAGGGTATCACAATTATATGTGAATATGCCTAAAATAGTTATGACATTTATGGGGGAGGATATATTAGATAAGTTTCCTCCTATCTATGAAGCTCAGGTATGTATGTACGAAGGTCCTAGATCATTATGTTTGATGGATAGCGGGATCTATACAACTGTGAATGACTATATGAAATTTATGAAGATGTTTCTGAATCAAGGATTTTCGGAAAGGGGCGCTGTTATCTTGAGCGAGAATATGATTAAGATTATTAGTACATATCATACTTGTTATGATGTAAGTAATTTGGGTACAGTGTCGTCCTATTCAAGTAATTTAAGTGTAGGAATAGGAAATATAAATTCAGAGATAAGACGAAAGAGGTTATTAAGTTCGATAAGATGGGGATTGGGAGTTGGGACTATGGAAGGCTGTAAAAACCATGATGATCCTAACTCTGAAGAACGTTCTATTACCTGGGCTGGAGTATTAGGAACTCGATTTTTGATAGATTTTTGTGCAGGAATAGCATATAATGTAGGAACTAATGTTATTGGGCCACCTGCCGGTACCCTTGACTCGGATTTGGTAGAACTAATGTACAAGCCCATGGGAAAGTCTGACTACGATCTGATACTTTCGGACTTATTGTTATAAAAGTATCTTAAGGTATTTACCTTCAAAGGTGAATATTGTGAAATATAACATAATAATTCAGTATATTATGTTATTAAAATTTTATCAGAAATTAAGTTTGTCGGATATTTTTCTCTGTATTTAGTTTTTAATCAGACACGTCCATCACTGCATTTCCATCGACAGCCAAATTATCTGTATAAGGCTCTATTATTACTTCCCATAGAATCCAAAGAATCAACGCTGCTCCTACCATCATTACGGATACCATAATATCCAAAGGCAATCTAATTTTGTATCCTTTGGCTGTTAATTCATTCCGTCTCAATATATAATCTATAATCATAGTTATTACCAAAACAAAAGACAAAGAGAATGCGATAATAGAATAGGGTTTTCCAAATTTAGTAAAATGATACAAGGCTATACCCGCAATAAAGAAAATAGTAACAGTTCTCATCCAATCCAATAACAAATCTTCAAACCTTTCGGTCTCGTCGTTTTTATTAGATTTCATAGTTAGACTTATTTATTTATTTATTGTAAGATTATTTACAATTAGGTTCAAAAATCCGGAAATTTACAGAAGAACGTCTGACATGACCAGGTCTATAAATATAGGTTATAGATTAGGGATATAGTAATTTTGCAATTTTGTATGTATCTAAAAACCACCCATATATGTAAATATATTCATTTTTGTTAACAGACATCTGATACAGGCAACCGATCAATATCCACAGTTTGTTCGGTAACCAAGAGAACCTTCTCTATAGTCGGAACAAGTTCCATCTTGCTAAGATCCAATTTTTCTAGTTCTTTACTATCTGACAAGTTTCGGTCTTCTTCCATCCACCTGTTTTTACCGCCCGTTGTTGGATCGGCAAAATATATAGCTTTAGCAAGTTTCTTGGAACGAATCCTACCTTTTTCCTGGTCCTCTATCCAAAGATGATATTTACAGTCTACGTGATCAAAACCAGAAGCTGTCACTCGGAACATCGCAAACATCCGACGAATCCAAGGAAAGCAGAAGAACTCAAGTTCAGAGTTTACGACTTCCCCGATCTCATACAAATCTAATTTGTGACGGGTCGAGTTGGGTGCAACGACTGGATACTGGTCCTGATCCTCTGGAAGTGGAAAGCTCACCCTTTCTACAAACTTCCCGGATTTGTTGAACAAGTCAACGTTGATAGCAAAAATAATATGAAGTTTTGACATATTAGATTAGATTACTTATCTAATATGTCAAATATAAAATCAGTTTTCAGACGCGGCCGAATAATTTTATTTAGTATTCTACCGAAATACACTTACCCAACATTACCACACTGTTACCTTCCATGATAGCGACACGTCCAAGTCCCTCGCAATTCTTGAAACTATCTACCACAAATGGTTGCTGGGGTTCGAATATCACTTGAGCCATCTCACCTGCCTTAATAAAGACCGGGTCTTCTAGTTTCTTACCACCGGTTGCCTTACCTATCTTCCAATCAATTTTAGACATCTTAACAGCACTCCGTGCAGTTCGGACAAAAGCAATAGGACAATAACCAACTTTCAGTTCTCCGGGATGAGTTAGTATCTTAACTTGCATAGTAAATCTCTTGGCTGGTTTCAGAGTAGTATCAGATTTCAAAATCATTATATCTCCCACTCTTGGCATATTATTCTTCGGGAGACCTTTGATGTTCATTCCAACATTCTTTCCGGGACCGGCCTCTTCCAACGTCTTGTGATGCATCTCTACGGTAAATACTTTCCCTTCGCACTTGTTAGATTCGGTGTGAGTAGGAAGGAAAACAACTTCTTGTCCTGGCTTGGCAAGCCCCTGTTCTACGCGTCCCGTCAATACATCTCCAGTTCCTTTGATCTTATAGACACCGCTAATGGGAACCCTCAGGTTCTTATCCGGATCTCTTTCAGGGATCTCTACAAACTTCTCCAGGGCATCTACCAGAGTATCTACATGGACTTTATTTCCCGACAGATTCGTCACATCACAGCCCTTCCACCAATCCATATTTTCAGATTTTGTGGTTAGGTTATCACGGTATATATTGATTAATATAAAACAAAATTAATTATTAACGGCTGGATAATACATTTAATTTTCATGGTTCCTTAAGCTATTACACAGAATGATGCAAGGAGATTATTTGCATTTTAAATAATATCCCCAAACTAAAAATTATGAACCATATTCACTGTAGTCCTAATATTCCGTGTCCACGGGATTTACAGTTTTTATACTCTACTAATTATATCCGAAGGGCCGGGATAATTCCATTTATGATACACAATAACACTACTTATCTATTAATGGGCTTAAGTAAAGATAAACACCCTGTCTGGGCTGATTTAGGTGGTAGAGCAGAGAAAGATGAAACTACCCTAGAAACAGCTCTAAGAGAATTTGGAGAAGAATCCCGATATGTCTTGTCCGTTGACCTAAACCGATTGCAAAAAGTCATAATTACATCCAAAACGAATAACGGTATAATTCCAGATCAGGTAATTCTATTAGTTCAAATTGACCCTACTCATCACAGCTTAAATATTAATGACTATTTTCAACAAACAATTCCTAAAACCAAATACGAAGATGAGATGAGGTTGCTTCAATGGATTCCCTATAATGATTTTTTAGCCATGACTGGTTTAAGCGATAGTATGAAACACACACAAAAGGTTCTACGTAAGTTATAATATGTTATTTAAATAACATATTATATTCAATTTAATTACTTAATATATCTTACCCGCGGTTGGTAGCCACACTTACCACAGATCTTGTTAGTTATGTCCGGTCTGCTTATGTACTCTTGTCTCCACTTACATACCCTACAGTAGAGGGACCAGTTCCGCCCTGGAAGATCCATCGATCCAGCTAAGCGAGTATCACCTCCGATCTTACCACAAACCCCTCTCCATACCTTGTTATGACCATGTCCCGGGGTGAGAGCATGCGCGATCTCGTGGAGCAATGCCTTCTTTACTTTTGCGTAGTTGCAATTGGCTCCTTGCATAAACACGCTAGATAAAGTGATCGTTCTAATGTTGGGATCACATAACCCAATCTTGTCTATCATAGCCTCCGTTCGAAGTTGCCAGCCTTCGAGCCCAAATTCATTCACCTTGTATTTCCAGATCTTCTTGGCATATGCCCAATTATTATTAAACCGATGTGCTTCGCGTTGTTTCATAAATATTTCAAGGTATAATACTTATAAATCAGCTTTTCTAGAAATTAATGGATCAGTTTTCGACTGGCCCACAATAGGTGTTTCCGGAAAAGATTACTTAGCAATTTCCGTAATTCTCCATCAAATCAGACATGGAATTAAATCCAACTAATAAATGCAATACGATCCAAAGTTTTATCTGTGTGCACGATTATATGAAAATATAAATCCCGATAATATTCCTACCTATGATTGTGATAATTTGATGAAAAACTACACCATTATTCAACAATTTACGGGTGGTAGTGGAGCCATGATCTACAAGGTGGCGACTCCTGGAGGGACTAAGGTTCTTAAGGTAATACCAGGAACTAAAGACAGTTTAATTGAAGTAGTAGTCGGATGTCAATTGGGACAATTGGTTAATGCCGATATTACTGATGCTTATTTAGTTCCCGAGAAATGGGTTAAGTGTAACTCCTTCTCGGATAAACTGGGAAAGATTGATATGATGTTTAAACATCTGTCGAAAGGTAGTTACTATTATATGATATTGCCATTAGCTAATTATACATTGGTTACGGTGGGTAATCAGGTTTCTGAATATGATATTGTGTGTATGGTGTTTGAACTGTTATATGGTTTGGCGGCAGCTCGTTTTTTCTTCGAAGGATTTGCACATAGTGATGTAAAGCCAGCTAATATTTTCATTAACAAAACCAATACCTCAAGAATATACAGTATTAAAGGTAAGGAATTTGTATTAAACAGTAAATTTAATGGTATGTTAGCAGATTTTGGTCAAAGCTATGCAGAAATCGTCAATAATAATTTAGATTTGGAATATGATCTTCCCAATGATGGAAAGGGCGATCTAAGAAGGTTAATCGAATCATTTGTTGAGATGTATCCTAAATCCAACATAATCGGAGAGTTGAAGGATCTAACGAGAGTGTTGATAGTTAATGACAAGGGTTACCAGGATTATACAACTATTATTGATATGTTAGCTACCCATCCTTTGTTTACCCAGTTAAAACAAACAAAACCAATCGGAAACACCAAACAATTTGTGTCATGGGAAGATGCAACTGAGTAATTATATGGTTAAGATATGACATATAATTAGATCAATCTAATGATTTAGTAATATTCTGAATTCGCTTGAGCGATGAAAAAGCTGAGTCTCGAATAATATTTGTAAAACCATCTCTATCTAGTTTTTCCAATCCCTTTTCCGTCGCCCCTCCTTTCGACGCGACTTGTTCAATAATACTATCACTGTTAAATTCATCTAACAGTCCCAATGTCCCATTAAACGTATCTCTTAGAAGTATTTCGCTTTCTTCTTTGTTGAATCCTAAGTCAGAACCTACCTCAACATAGGTTTTGAAAAACTTGGCTACATATGCGGGTGTACATCCAAATGCTACGGTTGCACTATCAATTAGATCTTCCTTTTCTACCCAGATTGATGATGGACCATCTGTTATTAAATCCAAAATTTTACGATCTTCGTCATACCACATCATATTATTGGAATACCATACAATGGATCCATCCCCATTAGATATCGGAATATTAGGCATACATCGAATCACTTTATAATCCCCGTCTAACCATTCCTCCATTTTATCTATAGGAACTCCCGCCGCGACGGAAACAATGAGTTTTTGGCTGTATTTCCAATTTACGGAATATTTATTTATTTCTTTACACACTGATTTGATATTATTAGGTTTAACCGCAACAAATATTATATCTGACACTCCAATGGTATCTACAGTATCTCCGGCCCATATTCCTAAATCTTCTTGTAATTTATCAACAATTACAGGATTTTTGTCAGAAATCGTCAAAAAATTGCCCCATTTATTTCTACATATCAATCTAGATAGATGAGTACCTAAACTTCCAGCCCCAATAATTCCTATGTTTCTCATTACGGTCTATTTATATAAATAGGATGAGGTATTATAACGTTTTCATTTTTAAGTACAACTGATTTCTAAATCCAATAATAATGGAGTGTTAAATAATAACTATTATGGACGAAGAGAACATTATTAAACTATTGAAATCAGAGAATCAACTTCTTCGACAAGCTATTATAGGATTAGTTAAAGAAACGGGCGTTTTGTTTTGTTTCTCTTGTTTCAATTCTGGAAAAAAAGAAGATTACTATGCTACAACTTGTAAGAGATGTGGGGAATGGACCTGTGATAATTGTAGCGGAATTCACAGAGAGGTGAACAAATATAATACGGAAGTGGAGGTGAATAGGATTGAGTATTGCTGTCCGTGCTATGAACAGATCAAGGATAAGGATAAAATAATACAGATGAAACTTTTAGAAAATATAGAACCAATTAATTATGATCGCTTTAACACAGTTTTCAAAATCTATGATGTTATTGACAATATTACTGATATGATCAATGATTTCTTTGGGGGCGGAGAGTATTATCAATATGAAATTAATTATCTTAACTTGTTGAAAAGTCCGGAGGGTCATTGTCAGATTGGCTTTTATTTCGACCTGATGGAGGAGTTTCTAGATAGAGATGATGACATACCTTTGGATGAACTTAAAGAGGACCTTGCATCATATTTGTATAATGCAATTGATGGGTTTCATTTCGATGCTGACTCAGCATATATTAATCCTGGTGAAACAGAAGAGACAATTACGCTATATTTAGAATTCTAGGTTTAACATTTGTTTGATCGATCAAACAGATTTAGATATCTTGTCTGATAATGCCAATCCGCCTCGATATAAATAGTCTACGAAAGGTAACTGAATAGGATCACACAATCTATCTTGAATGTGTAGTTTAGACAAAAATACTACTTTTGGGTTTTGGGAATATCCGAATTCATCTGTATAGAAACAATAATTTTTCTTTTATTAGAAAATACAAAATATGGGAAATGCTCTTGGTGTTTCAGGAATGGTTGGTTTCGCAACCATATTACTTGTTGTAATGGCCATTTTAATTGTTATAGCAGATGATAGATTAAAACAGATAACTGGATATAGTACAAACAACGATCTCAAAACCGCTCACGATAAATTAGTGTGGGCGCAAGTATTTGGGTGGATAGCAGCTGGTTTAGGGCTGTTATTGGTTCTTGGTTATGTAGTACTACATTTCTTGGAAACTAGTGAATGGTTACATTTGATTTTGTGGATTTTATTGTTCGCAGCTCTAATTACAACCGGAGTATTACTTGCAATAGCACTATATGATATTGATCAGGCTAAGGTTAATGATGATAAAGACACTAACGGATACATCTGGGGAGCTCTAATTACGGGTGGGGTAGCATTATTAGTTCTTCTAATTTCTGGAGGATGGAGAGTAGTACATATAAACTCCACGCCATATACACAGTATTATATGCAAGCTGAACCCGCAGTACCAGTGGAGAGTGAACCTGCGGAAGTCCCTCCTCAACCTTCGTTACAAGTAACAAGTGGAGCGGTTACAGCTCCAAATTAAATTATATTTGGATATAATTGAATTCGTTTAAACATTATTATGATAATATAAAATGGAAGCGACCATTGAGAAGTTTAAGATATGGCAACGAAGCTCGTGGCCTTACTGGCTGTATGCTAAAGCTGTATTTGCACTTCAGCCATATCGTGATGACACTTTTGAAGCAACACAAATTATCGAGAATCTATGGGTTGGCGATATCCGTAGCCCTTGTAACAAACAATCATTAATTGAAAATAATATTGATATGATTGTTTCAGCCGTTTATGGTGCTACTGCTCACCACCCCTTTAATTTTAACTATGAAAAAGCCAATCTTCGGGATGTTTCTAATGAGAACATTATCGACGAGTTTGATAGACTGTTACCTAAAATTCGAGAAGAAGTACAGAGTGGAAAGGGTGTTTTGGTCCATTGCATGCAAGGGGCTTCTAGATCAGCTACAATTGTAGCTGCATATTTGATATCATATCACAATATGAGTGCCAGCGAAGCGTTGAGTTTTATGAAAAAGAAACGATCATGTGTAAATCCGAACGAGGGATATCGAAATCAATTGGTACAGTATGAAGAAAGGATTAGAGAAACACGAGAAAAAATGGCGACTAACAAGAAAACGAATTAAGAAATTGATATAAATAGTCTAATATTTATTTATATCAAATTAATCCTAGTTATTATGTGTGGAATTTTCATGTACCTTGGTTCCAAACCCATTCGGGGAAAACAAAAACGTCGTCTTTGTTCTATGTCAAACAAATTAAGACATCGAGGCCCTGATCAAAACCAAGTTAGTTACTATGAAGACACGATTATGATGGAATTCCATAGACTAGCCATTGTCGATCCAACTCCAACGGGTATCCAACCCTTCGAATCAAGAGATGGACGATTTGTGTGTATGACTAATGGGGAGATTTACAACTTTCGAAAGCTTAAGCAACACTTGGATAAATATGAACAAATTGAATGGAAAACACATAGTGATTGCGAGATAATTGTTCATATGTTTGACCATCTAGTTAATACCTACCGTGGAAATAAATCTCTCGTAGATATATGTGAAGAATCACTACATTTGCTATGTCGGGACTTTCTTGACGGTGAATATGCTATGGTCATCTATGACCACCAAACACAACTGGCCTATTATGCTACGGATGAACTAAGTATGAGACCAATCTTTATTGGAAAGTCTGTCAGTACCAAATTACCTGGTTACTTTATATCTTCAGAACAGAAATCTATAATAAAGTCTTGTGATGTTATCACAAGAGTAAAGGCAGGATCTTATGGTTGGGTAAGTTCAGAAGGACGAAATGAAAAATTTCATTTCCAAGCAGAACTGGTTAAGAGCATCCAAATAGACTTTGATAAAGCCGTACTGAAACTACGAGAACTTCTGATTGAGAATGTAGTTAAAAAGCTAAGTCCGGATAGAGATTTTGTCTTCTTACTTAGTGGAGGTATTGATTCTAGTTTAGTTTGTAGTATTGCCGCTAAGGAACTATATCCCACACGTATTCGTACTTTCACGGTCGGCTTTTCAACCGATGCTACTGATGTGATTGCGGCTCAAAAGGTAGCTAATCATATCGATTCCATTCATACTACGTTTATTTCGACATACGAGGAGGGTATTGATATGATTCCTTTTGCAGTCTACCATAACGAATCTTGGGATCAAACAACTACTCGTGCATCGATTCCGATGTTGTTATGCGTCAAGAAGATTCGCGAAAAACATCCTGATGTTGCAGTTATCTTTAGTGGAGAAGTCGCTGATGAGATGCTTCGTGGGTATTTATATAACCGGAAAACACCATCTTTAGAAGCGGGTAAAGCCGATCAAATTATGAGACTGAAGAACCTTCACACTTCTGATGGCGTCCGAGCCGATCGAGTATGCGCCGCTTACTCCTTTGAATGTCGTTTCCCGTTTTTTGGGAAAGATTTACTGAAGTTCAGTTTAAGCATCGATCCCAGATATCTCAACCCACCCGATAATAATGGTATTGAGAAGTATATCTTAAGAAAGGCCTTTGATAAGAGCGTTGGGGATGGATATGAATATCTTCCCGAAGATATCTTATGGAGAACTAAAAATGCCTTCAGTGATGCTACCTCGGTAAAGAGTGGTTGGAAAGAGCAGTTAAAAGCCCATTGTGATAGGAAGATCTCGGACTCTAGATTTGCTAAGCGGACGGAATTGTATCCTTATTGTACTCCCCAAACGAAAGAAGACATGTATTATCGGGAGCTATTTGATGAATATGGATATGATCCCACTACTATCCCATACAAATGGATGAGTAGTTGGTGTGATCCTAATGCAACAGATTCTAGTGCTAGCACTATCGACGTGTTTGAGGAGGATGAAATCTAATTCATCTATTAAATTAACATATAACTGATAACAAGTTATATATTAAGATTATTTATTTTTATTTTTTATTCATATATATTACCTATTTTTTATATACACTAATAACGGTTTCTCTAAAAATTTCTGGCTGGATCCTTCTTATTGGTAAATCAGATAAATCTACTTTTTTATTTTTTTCATAAAAATTTATTTCCGTAAATGGACTTTTATCACCATTACAAAAATCGAATTTCATTTTTACAAAATGATAATCCTCTTCTCGAATATCAGTATTTTTATCCAAAATTGTATCCTTAATTGCATCTAAATCATCACTTTCTACCCTTAAAATTTCTTTATAAAATTTCCTGTTATGAATTCTATTAAGAATTGTTTGGCTATTTGTTAGTTGTTTATGTAAATAAACATTTTCAATTATATTATCAGTTAATTTGCTAAATTCTTCCGGAATACTTATACATGAACTAAAATCATATATTGTATTAAGATCTAAAAGAATATCACCTATCATTAATTCTACGGCCTTAACTGCTTTATGATTATAGATTTCTCTATGAAAATTATAACGTGTGGAATACATGTTATAGATGTCATTAACTACGGATTTGTGATAGAATATTTCATTGTTTATTATCTTAGTTTTATTAAGTAATCGTGTATGGTCAAATGAATATCTAAATCCTATATGATATGGATCTCGAATTAGATAATCGAATTTATCTACATCAATAGAGTTTATTTTATTAGCTATAATTCCAAATTCCCATTTATTTTTATATTGGTCAGGTGGTTCAATGCAATTCTTTATAAAATCTATATCGTAGCCATTAAAATCCTTTGGACTAATATTTTTTATTATAAATTCAAGTAACATACATGAACGGTTTTCATGTTCGGCATAAACATTATGTGGACAAAGTTTATGCAAAACATGATGATCAAATACATGTGAAAAAGGTCCATGGCCTATATCGTGATATAAACCTGCAATTTTAATATTTCTAAGTGTTCTTAAATTACTAGTGGTAAATCTTATACCCGAATTGTTGAATAAACATTTTGTAAATTTTTCACCTAAATATGAAACACCTAATGAATGTTCAAATCGTGAATGTGTTGCTGATGGGAAAACCTCATGTAGAGAGCCTAATTGTTTAATATTTTTAAGTCGTTTAAAATACTTATTATCTATGAATGGAAGTTCATTAGAACTAAATTGTAAATTATCACTGTATATAGGATCTTTAATATATTTAGACATTGGGTTTGTTTTTAAAAAATATTATCAACATAATTCAAATTTATTTTGATAATATTTAAGGATATGATGGTGCAAGGTCCTAGAAGTCTTTGGGCATTTGATTTTCTTCAGGGAATCCTGAGTCACGTAAAACTTGTTCTTGTGTTCTTACTACTATTTATTCCTTGAAGCTCAATGGATGATCTCTGATCTGTTCCTTCAGAGATGAAGGATAAATGTTTGATACCAATTCGGCCTCTACAGTGGCATAGATCTTGAAAGAGCCATTCTTTATCCAACCTAACTTTTGTATCTTGATAAGATAATTTAGATCGTTTTTTTCTGTCTTAATATTAACCCATTTCGGATCTGTCCGGGATCTAAGATCCCTTAAAATATCTCGACCCATACTTATTACAATCTTTTCTGCTTCTTCTTTGGTCTGAGTAACTCCAAGAACGCCGATTTCTTTTTTCTCGGTAACATGAATAATATAGGATGTGTCATTGCGAATGGTATCGACTCCATTGACAAGTTTGATGATTTCTGACATTTTCTTTTGAATTAGGTTTTGTCTATTTAAATCATTTAATAATTTGGATATCCAAATTATTAAAGTATTATTTACTCTCTATACACCCCATCAATCCCTGAGAACAGTTTCTCCGCATAATCATTTAAAGATCTAACTTCTCCAGATAGTTCTTTGATACGATCAACACGGGAGTTAACAGATTCGGAGAGTTTCAGATGATCCACTACCAAATCGTGTCTCTTTCTCAAGTTATGATAGACCGAACGAAGCTTGGCTCTCTCATCATCATTGCTAGGTGGACTACGTTTATATTGTTCGTGAATCGTTTCTAGCTCACGAATAGTGCGTGCAAGGGTTCCTGATATAATCTTATGATTAATTTCGTATCTTCTGATCTCATTGTTCAGATCCTTGGTAGCATCAACTAAACTTTCGGTTTCTTTCTTGGCTTGTCCAAAAGAAATATTTCTCATTCGGTTATGACTATCCTTAATACTGCAAGAAACTTGATCGGGATTGGCTTTAATGTCACTTAAAGTTACAATAGGATATGCAATTGGTTGATTGCTTATCATTCCGTGTTCTTTGTGTCCAGATGACATTTCAGGCATACTAACACTAGTGAATACAGTTTCAGACGGAGTTAAACTGTTATCTGATCTCTTGAGAGTACATATTTCATTATCACATTCAAAGGCAACACCACATACATCGCTAGATGCACATTCGTATGTTCCCATCTTAATACTGTAAGGAACCACACTGGCATTTGACATAGTAGTCATGGTCATGTCCTTAGGATCAACCGCCACATATCCTTCACAATCCAGATCTATAAAGACACTACGACCAGTAGGATCAACTGCCTTGATATATTGACACATAAGATTTCCATTCTCATCCTTGGTTAGAATCTTATCAACTGGTAAATAACCAGTTTCCGTTAATGTTTGTTCAACACCTTTGTCCTTAATCATACCTTGATAGTTATGAAAGCTAGCCGTAGAAGGAGAGTCAGGTGCAACTGTAGTAGGCTCATTACTTAATGGTTTCAGAACATCGTCGGGTAGGCTGGCACGTGGTGTGATAGGAAGTGTAGGTAATGTGATTGGGGTGGTCTCTGGTGTTGATGGAAGTCTCTCTGAAGAGGCGGGAGCTGTAGAAAATGAGGGGGAAGGAGGCATACTCTTTAAATTAGCCAGTGAACTTCCGATACGTTCAGTCAAAACAGGAGAAGGTGGAGCAATTACAACCTGTGTTCTAGATACTGAAATAGATGGGGATGGAGGTAGTGATCTCAAATTTGCTAAAGAACTCTGAATTTTGTCTTCAGCACCCAGAGTACTTAAAGCGGGAGATAGACCAGAGGAGGCTGTTGTTAACTCGGGTGTCATACTGAGAGGTGGGGATGATACCCCCAATTCGGGAGATGGTGGCATTGCCTGTAGATTACTTAATGTTTGACTGATTTTGCTTTGAGCCTGAGCTAACTCAGGGCTAGGTGGCATTGAACTGCTCACATTAATTAGAGGAAGTACCTGTGGTGACACTAATGAAGAGGAAACTGGTGAAGGAGATGGCGCCGGGGAAAGAGTTGGAACTGTCATATTTTCCAACGATCTAAGACTCTGGGAAAATGATGGTGTAACTGTAGGACTTGGAGTAGAGCTTAATGATGTTCCTACAGAAGGATTTAGAAGACCAGTAGTAGAAGTACCTGTATTTATTTTTTGGGTTAACGGGACTAAAACAGATGATCTAGGTGTTGACATTTATGTGATGGAAGAATTTAGTTAATGAAAATCAATCCTGAAGTTCTAAACTATCTTTGCATTTTGACATATAAGTTTTTTCATTAGAACATATAAAAGATAGTCTGAAATTTATTATATATGGTTTAGAATTTTACCCGGGGTACTGATTAAAGTCTGTCGAAGATTTATATATTTATTCTGTTACATCAGAATAAATATAACTATTAGATATCACTAATTAACCACAATCCCATTGATTTGTATTTGTAACTTTTTTCATTTATTATTTCTAAAGGTGGAGGAAAAGAAAATGGAGCCAATTCTAGGTTTAAATGTCTCCATTGTCCAGTTTTAATGTCTTTATTAGGTATATTATCAGTAAATGTAGTAGTTAATAAATATTTTGATTTAGATCTACATATATTTTTTAAAGCCTTGACAATCAAATTATTGGGGAAATGAAATAAACAATCTCGACAGAACACCAAATCGACTTGAGGCAAAGGATCCTTAATTAAATCTAAAACGCTAAAGCCATATTCGGGATATTTATGTTGATTAGATTTTATTAGATTGTCAACTATATCAGCTCCGTGATATTCAATGTCAGATAAATCACAATATTGCATCCAATTAAAATCCCCACAAGGAATATCTAGTAATGATGTAATTTTTAACCTTTTCAACAGATCGTTTAATTCAGGGATTAAATATTTGGTGGCTGAAATGGTAGAACCTGATCCAGATCGACTCTCCGAATTACCCCATTTATTTGTATCATAGATGGATGTGAATATTTCTTTTGGTTCCTTATTATCCATTTATTACAATAGATTATTTTTTGATTTGGTTACCATCATTCCCAGAAAACTATTTCTATTTCTATAATTGATAGTATCTTCTAATATAGTATCAAAATCTATATCTGTTTTATTTTCTAGTAAATATTCCAATAGAATAATTAATCCTCCTGATTTATTTTTATCTAAAACTTTATAAGATGATGTTTTAGATGATTTTGTAGCCCCTAAAAAATAAATACTATTTTTCCCTTCGTAATAATCTATAAATTTTCCACTATAACAACTATCCGAACATATAATAATTTTACAGTCCTTTTTAATGTCAGACAACATTTTGTCTACATGATAACTTAGAAAAAGAGTTTCGTCTATATTTATCCAGCTACTCAATAAACCTATTTCTTTTGGTAAATGTGTCGATTTGACTAAACTGTCACCGTGTCCAGAAAAATAAATAAAAATTAAATCTCCGTTCTGGATTGTCTTAATAAAATTTTCTAATATATCTTGTATATTAACATCTATATATTTTTTAATATTCTCTTTTTTAAATTGTAATTTGTTTAATAACAATTTTTCAGTACGAATTATATCTTCTTTCGAGTATTTCAGATAGTGCACATTTTTATTGTGAATGTATGTGTTGGCTATTAACAATGCTTTCTTTTCATTGGATGTTGTAAACATTTTATATTGTGGCATAAATATTTATAAGTTAAATTATTGGTTAGTATATACAAATAATCCAGTATTGGATGGGAATATAGCATCTGACATGTCTTCATCTATAGGAACAGAACTAGCATTCATAATAATCTGATTGAATTCTGCACCTTCTTGATCATTGAAAATATCATTAACTCCTTGCAATGTAAATCCAACTATACAATCTGTATTCTTTAATCTATATCTTCTACACAAGATTAATTCTATAAAATCATTATCAAAAACATTAAAAGAAAAGGTTCCTTCTCCTCCAGTTTGATATTTGTCAAACATTGCAATTTTCTCTTTTATTAATTTAACACCATCTTTAACTGATATTTTCTCTCTTTGTATCGACAAACAAGTTTGGTACAAAAAGATTACCAATGCCTTAAGAGCCGATGTATTTGTAATTTTTTGTGGTTTACATTTGTTGTGGTATTGACGACATCTATCGCATTTCTTATTCTTAGAGTTTAATTTAATTTTAGGTCTAATATGAAGTGCTAGATTGAATTGTGGAGAATTAATAAACTCACTAATATGATTTGTATAATTATCATCTTCAGCTCTAATAAAATTAGCATTATCGAATGTTGTCGGAATGTTAAATTCAGGAGTAAATTGTATATATCCACTTGATTCTGCTTCTACATATTTGGGAAGGAAAGTTGCCGGTACAATTTTAATGAACCCTTGAATAACTTCCCGATACCTAAAATTAGGAGTAATGCTAACTAAATTGCCATTTATATTAACATTGAGATTAAAAGCTCCTGCTACAATCACAGAAGATAGTTGAGAAATAATACTATCGGCCCAAAATCGAGCATATATGGCCCGAGTATTTTGAGGTTGATTCCCGGTTAATTCATAAAAACCTGCAATAGCATTATTCAATTCAGCAACTCCTCGGATGGTTAATCCCAAGGACCCTACTTGTTCTACCGGTAATTGATATGTAAGTTGTATGTTAAGATTGTCTGGCGGTCCTCCTAAGACATTTCCACCTACTCTGACTACTACTGGATCCGACATTTAGTATTGGTAATATAAATTTATTTTAGAAATAATTTTTAATTTTTAATATAAAATGACCAGATCGCGAGTTAGAGATAGGTACCATAGAAAATCTAGCAGTTACGAATATGATAGAAAAGACCATAGGAACGGACGACACAAAAAGAAATGTCATTACGACAGAGACAGTCATAATTCCGACGAAGACGCTAAATTTGATAAAGTTAACGCAAAGAAAGTTAAATCACAAAAAGTTAAAACTCGCAAATTAGAAGCAAGAAAAATTTGCGCCACTGATGTTTGTGTAGATGGAGTAAATATTAAGGATTTGTTGGAACGACCAGCTCAATCGAACGATTATTCTTTTGATGCTTTAGCTCCCGATGGAGTATTTGGAGATAGAACTCCAGTAAAACCTCCTACAGTTAATGAAGAAGTTTTTAATGCTATGCTTCTTTCTCTGAGAGACAACGTTATTCCTGAACTCTGTGTTAGGTTCAGAAAAGGGAGAAAAAGGCTTGGTCTTCCCAAGGTTCCTCTTGATCCAGATATCGTTGGAACTATTTCTTTACCTATTATTTTCAAGGCTTTCCCCAATCCTAAAACTTCCGAACAAGAGAAATTAATTCAATATAACACTAGTTTGGGATGGAATATAGAAATTGCTAATTCATCTTTTCCAATAGGTAGCACCATTCCAGATCAAGCAACCTCCAAATTTGTAGGAAGTGTTTTGGGAAATATTCTAACAATTAAACCCGGTGATGTTAGTTTTGGCTTTGTTCAACAAGGAACTTTATTGTCGGGAGCCGGAATTCCTCCGGATGTATATATTGTAGATCAATTAAGTAATGATCCTCTGGATGGACCATTCTTCAAGAGTGGAACTTATTTGTTAGGAAAAATGACCGAAGACATATGCAACCCCGAGGATGTTAACTTAAATCTTTCAGATGTCAACATTACCGGAACTCTTGCCCAAGGTCCCCGAATAGCATCCATATATATTCATTATGGATATATTGAGAAAAAGACAGGAAATGTTAAAGTTGTTGCTTATGATTTGGGAAACAGACAATTTAAGCCAACGATAGATTTTAATCCGCAAGATGATCCATTTAATGTTCAAAGTTGGGGCGAAAAATATGCAGGTTACAGATCAATTACTAGTAATATAGCAGCTATGGTTTGGGAAAATATGCCCGATGCAGAAGATACAGGATGCTTGCAATTGGTAATTCTCAGAGAAACTGGAATAATAGCATTCTTCCCAGCTTCAACTGACTGTTGCGATGATAAGAGCAGAGCTATCAGTACAGTAGTTGTAAATCCTAACTGTGTAACTAACTGTACAGCTAATGGTAATACTTCTGCTGCCACAACAACTGTAACTGTCGACCAAGGATTATAAATTTGCACGAAATTAGGAGCCCCCTTGAATCAAAAAGACAATATCGATGATTTCCTTGACTGCCCGTAAGCTATCCCTTAACTTATTGATAAAATATATTAATTTCATGATCATGAAATTAATATAATTTTTGATTATAATCAAAAATTATATCACACTAAAGGGACATATACTTCATCACTAGTTAAATTTATTGTAGAATTATAAAAATTTATATAATCGCATTGCTTAGTATCTATCGCTAATATTTTTTGTAATATATACGGAGTTACATTACCAGCTTGCTGCAAATGCATAATATCATACGTTTCAACAGCTTTAGACAACAATGATTTCATAACATCCAGATTATTATCGGATCGACTTATATAGATCATAATCTGTCCATATTTCAATATGCAATTTTTCTCAGTTATCAAATTATTAAATCCGTTAAGAGTAAATATTCCTATAATTTTATTATTTTTCTTAACCATGTAAGTACTAAATAATTTTGTCCATTTAGACCAATAATTTATATCCGGAATCATGTAAAACTTCTTGTTTTTAATCAAATCTAGGTACTCATTTAAAGACTCGCTTAAATTGCTTTTATCTATTTTGATGATTCCGCAATCCACTGGAACTTTAACTTTATAATATCCTCTATAACTATTATAGTACCCAATTCCATATTGATCACATTTTGATAAATTCAATGGAAAATACCAATTTCTAACTGGTATGGCATTAGTACATCTCTTAACTGTATTCAGAAAATATGCCGATAGTATTCCTTCTTTATACGCTATTTCCAAACTTTTTTGAATCATCACCATACCCAAACCCCTTTTTCTATAATTACGGTGATTGTTCAAAAAAGTTGTACAACCAAAAATAAAATTTTTACCATCAGGATTATTGGGCAATATATGTTTATATTTATTAGATTTCTCAATAATGTCCTGTGTTTCTATCTCTGTATTTATCCTGACAGGAATATGAAGAGATATAACACTTCCCATGATCCTTTTTCTTTTTCTTTTTTCACATAACATCACCAATTCTCCGTTTAAATTTATATATTTTAAAATATCCTCAGGTTCTACCAATGTGATATTCCCTGTTTTGAGTTTATTGTTCTTCTTATAGAAATCAGATAATTTATTTATTGTGGTTTTAAAGTTGATAGTTTTTTCATATAAACATTTAATTTCGACGTTTTCCCATAATTTATTATTGGTAAAAAAATCAGGAGGTTCTTGTGATATTATTAAACCGTCATTCGTTATACCAGTTCTATTAATTAACATTTTATCCCAATAAAAACTATGATTCATTTTATAATTTATAAAAAAAAAATTAAACAACAATAAATGACTGACTGCACTGACTGTAACTCAACAGAAGGAGAAGCAGCTTACAGAGAATTCATAGCTAACAAACCGACTAAAACTCAACGAAAAATCAAAGAATTAGTAGATCAAGGGACAGAATTTACATCCACCTCTCTATTTTCAACAACACAGAAAGCTCGTTCTGTCTCAAATTTTCCTTCATTACAATTAGATACTGTCAATGTTGCTCAATTGTATAACAATAATAGTGAGAATGTCACTCTCGATGTTCCCGGACCCGATAACTCTGTTTACAAATTGTTATTACACAAAGTAGAATTATATACGAATACTTTTAAAGTGAGAGAAAATGGAGTATTAATAGATGTTCCATTACCTCATAACTACTTTGGTGTAGTTGAAGGAATCGACACATCTTATGTTATATTGACACTTTTTCCTGATAATTTAAGGGCTACTATACGAGTTGAAAATGAACCTTATGAAATATATAAAAATAAGAGTGCTAGAAGTTTAGATGAGTACGTTATGAAAAAGACCATTGTTTCAGGTGTTAAGAAATGTGAAACGCACGCACCTTTAAAAACAATGGGTAGAATTGAACAATCCCGAACCCCTACTACAAATGTTATTAGATTTCACATTGATGCTTTTGAAAGTACATTTTCTGATATTAATTCTATTTTTGTTGCTGTAGCGAATATCTATATTAATGATCCAGATGTAGAAGTTCCGATCTTATTAAGTGGAATTTCGCTATGGACTGAGTTAACTATACCATGGGCATACAATGAAGGCGATGGTGCAAGTGTTGCAAATCTAGATGCTTTTGCAATTTATAGGGAAATTAATCAAGTTGCAGATACAGATGCTTATCATTTTATTCCAGTGAATAATGCTGAGGCTGGAACAGGTATTGCCAATCAAACGACAGGAGAATTTTTATGTCCTTTCGATAATGTACCCCAAGCTTTTGGTTTGAGTATAATTAACGACGGTCCAACCGACCCCAGCAGCAATGTTTTTAGTCTAAATGCCGCTCTGGTAGCTCATGAATTAGGACATAATTGCGGTTCTCCTCATACTTTCGAATGTTTCTGGGAAAGACCAGCCGGTACACCAAATCAATCTATTGGTGGTTGCGGTATAGGCGCAGAAGATTGCTTTCCATGTACCCTCGTCGGTGGTTTAGGTCCATGTGTTCAACCTGGATCTATTCCCGAAGGTAATACGATTATGGGATATTGCGAAAATTACACCCCGATGGTTTTCGGTCCTCAGCCAGGAGCACTTATCCGGAATGCGGTAATTAATGCCCCTTGTTTGGGTCCTGGTCCTGAACCCGAACCTGAGCCCGAACCTGAACCCGAACCTGAACCTGAACCTGAACCTGAACCTGAACCTGAACCCGAACCCGAACCCGAACCCGAACCTGAACCTGAACCTGAACCCGAACCTGAACCTGAACCTGAACCTGAACCCGAACCCGAACCCGAACCTGAACCTGAACCCGAACCCGAACCTGAACCTGAACCTGAACCTGAACCTGAACC